TCCCATTTAAAAAGTTATTGTGTAACCAATTAGTGATACTAAATGGGCAAGAAAGATAATAATAACAAGAATCGAAGAATCCAAACGCGATCTTCTAAGAGAAAATTAGAAGAGACAAACTCTAATAATGGAAAGAAGAAGAAGCGTGTTACATTGATTATTAATGACAGTGACGATGATTTTATTGTAAGTGATGACGAGGAAGAGTATGTTGATGAAAGTAGTTCATCTGAATCTAGTGATGTTGAAAGTTCATCAGATGAGGAAGAAGAGGAAATTGATCTGGATGATACTTCTGATGAAGAGAATGAATTGGATAATGTATTGAATCAAAAAATTGCAAGAAAGTTGAAAGATCAGATACTTCAAAATGTTATGAGACGTGCAATGGAAGATGAGTTTTATGGAGAGGAGGATTATGAAGATGATTTTCAATCAAAGAACAAATTAGAGAATAAGAAGTATTTCAATAAATTGAAAAAGAGTGAACAGGAGAGATTCAATAAGATGGAGGGTGAGATTAAAGATTTATATAAGAATATTGTTCCATTGAGATACAAAGTTCTAAATATGGATACGAGTATATCCAATAAAGCTAATATTTTGCAGAAGGTTGATGCATTTGAAAGAATGGAAGATACTAATGGGGAGTACACTAAGCTTTTGAGATGGGTTAATGGGATGAAGCTCTTACCATTAGGTAAATACAAGGAGATTAAGGTTAATAAGTCACATAGTAAGAAGAAGATTAACAAGTATCTTAACAATGTGTATAAGATTCTCGATAAGAAACTTTATGGGCAGTATGATGCTAAGAATAAACTTATGCAGATCATTGCACAATGGATTTCTAATCCTAAATCACAGACAACTGTTCTTGCATTGGAAGGACCACCTGGTGTTGGTAAAACAAGTTTGATAAAGCATGGTTTGTCAAAAGCGTTGGATATTCCGTTCAGTTTCATTGCTTTAGGGGGTAGTGATGATATTACAACCTTTACAGGACATGGCTACACTTATGAGGGTGCTAGATGTGGATGCATAGTGGATACATTAATTAAGTCTCAATGTATGAATCCTATTATCTTTATGGATGAGTTGGATAAAATGAGTAAGACTGAAAAAGGGAGAGACATTATTGGATTGCTTACACATTTGACAGACCCTACACAGAATCAATCTTTTGTGGATAAGTATTATGATGGTATTGAGATGGATTTGTCAAGAGTTTTCTTTGTGTTCTCATTCAATGACATTAAGTTAATTGATCCAATTTTGAAGGATAGATTGAATATCATTAAGTTCAATGGTTACAATGTGAAAGATAAGAAGCATATTGTTTTGAAATACATTTTTCCAGAGATATTGAAGAATGTTGGATTGAATAATGGGGATATTGTGTTAACGGATTCAAATGTTGAATATATTATTTCAAGGTATACGAATGGAGAGAAAGGTGTGCGAAATTTGAAGAGACATTTGGAAGATATTGTGATGAAAATCAATTTGATAAGATTTATTAAGAAAGATGAATCAAAAATTCATTTTCCATATGATATTAAGAATATAAACACAAAGTTTCCGATTAAATTAGCAAATGATATGATTGATAATCTGTTGAAAAATATTCATAAAGAGAGCATACCTGTATCAATAAGGCATTTGTATACATAGTTCAAAAAAATGTTAGTACTATTATAGTATGAGTAATAATAATTACGAAAACGGTGATCTGAACAATAATAATTACCAAGTGAACAATGATGAAGAGAATGTAGAAGAGGATATTAATAATTTTGGAAATAACAATGGAGAATCATTGGAGAACAAGTTTCAGAGATTGAAGAATAAATTTCCTACATTAACTGGACAGGACAAGAAGTTTTTGAACAAACTTTTCAGGAAAGGTGATTTTGAACCAGATGATTTGGATGAGATTTTAGAGAAGAAATCTACTAAAATAAGATTCTTCTTTAAGTGGATGAAAGAATTGGGATGGATAAAGAGAAAGAATGGTAGATGGGTTTATGATGTTGAGAATAACAATAACAATAACAATAACAATGGCAACAATGATAATAGAAGTAGAAACAGACAGAATAAGAATCGCAAAAGGAATGTAAGTGATAATAGAAATATGATTGTTGAGAAGTATTTTGAAAATAAGAATGCATATCCATTGATAGAGTATGAGAACATTATGAATATTGCTGAGAAGTTGAAGAATATTGATAATAAGAATAAGAATAGTTTTATAAAGAACGAGTTGGCAAAGTTGGGTAGAAAGAATAATGGTGTGAAGAATATGAGTTTGAATAGTAAAGATTTCATTATATTTGATCCATTTGATAAGTACAAAATGTTGAAGAAAGTTACAAATGTTGAGATTAGTGATTCTTATATAAACAATATTTTGGATATGTGTGCTTTCAGTGCAATTGAGAAATTTTATAAGTATTTCTGTAACAGATTGGATGATACTTACTATTTCAGAATTGATGGTGGAGAAGATGAAGTCAGAGAGAAATTGGATAAATGTTCAAAAAAAGTGGTTATTATGTATTTAGATAAATATCATGCTTTTCTGTATTATCATCGGGGGACAGTGTACATATTGAACTATATGGATTCAGATATAGATGGTGTTAAGAAATTTTTGATTAAATTTGTTAAAAATAAATATATAAAAGTTCTCGATTTTGTTGAATGTACGCCAAAAGTTAAGGAGAGATTAGGGTGTTTATGTATGAACTATTATATGTTTATGTCATTATTAAATAGACATATTAAGATAGGTAGTTTACACAAGATTGTTAAGAATATTGAGGAGGAATTGGAAAATTTTATTATATATTTAATGGAAACGGTTTATAAGTCATCATTCGATTAACATCGGATATGCGATCGATCAAAATACTCGATCTCATCAAGAGTGAAAAGTTGCTTTCCATTCTTATCAACCATTGTAGAAAAATCAGAACTTCTATAGCACTGTTTAAACTTTTCTACAATGGGATACAGGTCAGACATAATGGCTTTCCTGTTATCATGTATTGCACGAACCAAAAACTCAATAACAGCGATTCTTTCGGAAAGGATCGTATTTTTATCAGATTCTGGAATCTTGCAAAAGATGTCATGAATGTTGATCTTCGTATTGTTGCAATACGATGTTCGTGGATATCGAAATGTCGATTTAAACATCATAATAACAATAATAACAAAAATATTCTCTTAATTTGTGTATCACTTTTTTTTATAAATATGCCGTTTACTGATCACTAGTAACAGTAGCCTTGTCATAACTCACTTTGATCATTTTCTTCCAGAATCCAACATCCTCCTTTTTGTGAATCTTCATATCGATATTGAATGGAAAATCAGCAGGATTTTCTCCAAAGAACTTTCGATTCTTCTTAATCAACGTTGACAGAGGGATATCTATCTTGTATGATGATCTCCAAATGAGTTCTCCGAAACTTTTTGAAATTCGTGTAAACGATGTGTTCACACGAAATCTCTCCTCTTCCCTATCACCAACAAGATGGATTTCACACTCATCAGGAGAATTCTCTCTCTGTCCGTTCCATGAAATCTTAACACGTTCATCTGCATTATCCTTAAGAGTAAGGTATAGAGGTCGACGAGTTGGATCGTGCGGTTGATTTGCGTATACACGCTTTGCTTCAACGATGGCATTAACAAGTGTTGGTTGACAGTTTTTACAATACTGAAAACCCTCGTAAATATTGCCCTCAAGAAATCCTAGTAAACCACTGTCATTACCTTTTTTTCCACAAAAATCGCATCTACCAACTTGAATCATTGTGAGTCGTTTGGGACGGCATGTTTTGTAACGAATATTTTGTTCGGTCACAATAAACAGAACATTGATTAAAACTTGAAAATATTTCCATCAATTTTTATAAAATTGATTTTTAATTTATTAATATTAAAAACCAATATATACAATTATGGAATCAGATGATAAAGTAACATATGAAGAGTATGTAGAACTGATTGACAAGTTCAAGAAAGAACGTTGTACACTTGATTTTAATAATTTGATGAAATTCTCATCTTATTATAGTGAAACCATTAAAGAGAATGTTGACGATAGTCATAATGTTGACAATAGTTCAGATTACGCATCTATATTGACTGAAGGATATCTGAGTTTAGAGTATGATCCAACGAAACTGTATTTATCTTTCTTTGAGAAAGAGGATGCTAAGAACATGTTGGAGCATCTTTTGAGAACGAAGAGTAGATCAGCAGTTATGGGAGATGAGAAAAATTGTTTGGATACATTGAAGAATATCATATTCTATATCAACGATTTTGTTTTTGCTATCATTATGAAGCATCTTGCTGAAGTTTATGACAAGGACGGTGTTGACAATGAGAATAAATAAAAAATGATTTTTATAATTACACAAATGTGAAAACTTTTGTACAATTAATGGTTGTACTAATAGATGGGTCTTACCTAATTTACAGCACATACTTTAATTCAAACTACCTTTTCAAGACTAGATATCCAAATTTTAGTGAAGGTGGAGACAATTATGATTGGAGTATAAATGCTGATTTTATGAATATTTTCAAACATACGTTGAAAAAGAATTTAAGAAAATTGAAGAAAGAATTTGGAGTTTCTTACAAAGAGATTATATTTGTAAGAGACTGTTTACGTGAAACGATATGGAGATTGGATATATACGATAGATACAAATGTGACAGAAAATCGTTCGTTAAACACAAGAACACTAAACTAGATTTAGGTAATATGTTTATTGAAATTTACAATGAAATTCTACCTAAAATATCTGAACTGACTGGAGTGAATGTTATTAAATTTGAAACTGCAGAAGCGGACGATGTTATATTTTTGCTTTCCAAACTGTTTAATGGAGATGGTGTGGAGGTTGATATAATAAGTAACGATTCCGATTTTCATCAGTTGTGTAGTGATATGACACACGTTTACGATATCTCCTTGAAAAAGTGTTGTGTGAAAAACACAAAGAATAATCTACTCTTCAAGATTTTGAAGGGAGATAGAAGTGATAACGTTAAGGGTTTACGAGTGAATAGGAAAACCTTTAATTTCAAAAATGTTGTTAAATTGTTACAAAAACGGAACAATTTAAATATTTTCCTGAGAAACAGACAGTTGATAGATGGAAACTACATACCCTTCAATATTAAGAAGGAGATAATGGAGTTCTATCTAGATAAATATCAAACACAACACGTTAGTTGAAGACAACAAAAATATCTTATAATTTTATATGCCTAAATTCTTTCTAGGACTGATAACACGTTGTAAAGATGAATATTTCATAAAAGAGTTCTGCAATTACTACATAAAAGAAGGTGTTGACAGAATAATTATTATTGATGATGACAGTAACGATAAATCAATATACAAAGGTTTAGATCTGTCCAAAGTTACAATTATGTATAGCAAGAATATCATAAATAATAGAGTTGCACGTCGAGTTTATGAACAGATCAGAAACAATTTTGTATGGATGATAAATGTTGATGTCGACGAGTTTATAACAACAAAGAAGAATCCTAACAGAACAATAAGAGAGGAATTAATTACAACATTCTCAAATACCGATTGTGTAATCGTACCATGGACAATGATGAGTTGTAATGGTATTGAGAAATCTCCTGAAAAACTGTTATTAACTAATGTTCACAGATGGAATCATGACAAGAGACATCCAGGTAATGGAATATACAAATTCAGATGTAGATATGGTGAGATTGAATCGAAATCTATATTCAAATCTGGAGTTTTTGCAAAAATTGATGATCACATTCCATTAAAACCATTAAGACGTTGTGTGGTTGTTGATAGTATTAACGGTTTTCCTCGTGGATTGAATAAGATGCATCAGAAATTGAGAGAGAAAGATATAGAGAATGGATACTTCATATGTTATCACTACCGAATAATATCAAAAGAGAACTGTTTGAGAAAGATTAGAACAAATAAGTGGTACAAACAGTTCAGATTAAGAGATCTAATGAAAAGTGATCATCCTGAAGTTGTTGATACTCATATGCGAGATAAAGTTATAAAATATGATCTTTATGGCGTATCTTCCAAGGAAAGTTTAGAGAAGATATCTGCAAACAACTCCGCATAATCCTTCTCAGCCTGGATCTTATTGAACTTCTTGCTTACCTTAAATGAGTAAAAAAAGTTTGTCAACAGATTAACAATCACTCTTGCAACATGTTCACAGTTGTTTGAAACATGTCCAGAACATGCACACGTTGCCATGAACTTGCCATCTTGTAGACTCAATCTCACAATATGTCCCTTCTTTCCAATATCTCTTGTTTCAAATACAGGAATACTGATACCACACTTCTGATGCTCAGTGATCAGATGTTGTTTGGATTCGACAATTTTCAATCTCTTGAGAGCCTTATTCAACTTGTTATTGCTGACTCGGTCTGTTGGATCGATAGTGATATATGACTGTTTCATAAAAGATACAATCATATTTACAACTGTCTTATTTGAACACTTGATATCCTTCATTGCCGTTGGTACATGGATTACAAAGAAATTCTTCATAAGACTGAAGATGAGACACGTGATATGTTTACAATTAACAATTGGATCACCCTCCCTATACAACTGAACACAGTTGCAAGAGAACTTCATTTCACCATTTTGAAGAGTAAATGTTGTTGTGTGAACCTCACCAAGTGTACTTTCAGATGGAAAACTAACATCAATAGATGCATTTGCAAGAGCATTGATAGCTATAGCAGACACGTCAACAGTTTTGAACATCTTCCTGAACTTACGCTTCATACGATTCATTCGTTTATCCTCTTTGCTAACCGTTCTAGTCTTTCTAGGAACAAGTTGCTCCTCATTTGACTTACGCTTACGTCTTTTAGTAATTTTCATACCAATCATGTTCAATATTGAAATTAAATAACTGTATGAATTAAAATAATCAATTTTTATTGGTAAATTGTCATTAATGTAAAACGTCATGTGTTTAGTTAAAATTTATAATTTGTATTGATAAAACAAATGGATACATACAAACATATTTTTACAAATTTTCGTTTAAATAAAAAAAATATTAGATTCTGTATTTTTGACTACAATTATTATAAAAAAGAAGAGGTTCATAATGAGGGGTTGGACATTATATCCAAATGTGTTGAAGAAAAAAAGTGTTGGAAAAAAAGAGAATCAGAAATTTTAATAGAAATTTTAAAGGATGGAGGTCATTTGTTTGTAGATTTGGGCTGTCATATTGGATATTATTCAGTTATAGCAAGTTTATATAATAACAAAGTAGTTGCTGTAGATATTAACAAGGCATATTTGGAATGTTTATGTAAAACCGTAATGGAAAACTATATGAATAACATTCGGATTAAAAGAATAGATATTAATAGTATTGATAAAAGAACAGAGATTACAAAAAGAGAAAAAATAAGATGTTTAAAAATATCACTAAATGGTAATGAACTTATTGCTCTTTCGATGTTCAAACATATGTTAAAAGAAAAAAGTGTAGAATATCTTATAATTGACCATAAAAAAGATACGGAAGGTTTCGCATTCTTTATGAAAGTCATTGCGGAATTTGGTTATGAAATATATGATATTGGTTTGTCAAGTAACGATTCAATTGACGAATCAGCTAAAAATCTTTTAAATTTAGAAGATTGTAAAGTAGAAAAAAATAATGTCCTAAAATATTTTAAAAAAATGAAATGCAAAGAAACAACCATATTGCTTGTTGTTTCTTAATTTAACAGATAATATTTATCGATGTTAATAATAAAAAAAAAATATTATAATATATAATGACAGAATATTTAATTGTAGATTCTGGTTCGTCTATTCCATCAACATATACATGGAATGAAATAGTAAGTTTGAGTCCTCCACCATTAAGTGGTGATACAATAAAATTAACGGAGAATATTTCGTTTGGTACATCAACTAATGCAACAAACAGAATAACATTGCAAGTAGGTGTTACATTTGATGGACAAGGTTATGTCGTAACTTTAGTTAGTAAAGATCATACAGGTTTATTCAATTTACCAGCATTTGGGGGCACATGCAATATACAAAATCTTGGTGTTGATTGTAATAATCATACCATGTTGAGTCAAACGGGATATATTGTATATGGTAATGTTAGTGGTGTGCAAATAAATGGAAATTTATACAACTGTTATGTTAGAAACGGAAATATGACAACTGTTTCTCAGGGTGGATTGGTTGGCAGAGTTGGAGGTAATACCCAACTAAATATTTATAGATGTCGATACAGTGGAAATGTTTATAGATACGGTGGGGGAATAATGACACTTCCAACTAATAACTTTAATGGAACAGTGAATATAAAAGAATGTTATACAGAAGTAGACTTCACAAATACAAGTTCTGCAGGTGGAATATTAGGACCAGTATATTCAGCCAGTGGAGGTACAATAAATATATTTAATTGTTACAATGTAACAAACAGTTCAACTGGAAATGACGTAGCAGGAATACATTCAATAATAAATTCATCCGAACATCAAAGTCCGTCAGTGGAAATTAATATTAAAAGTTGTTATTCAATTGGTGCAAAATTTATTTATACTGATCGTAACACATATACAGAGACAATACATGTTACAAATTCTTACGGAGAGCCGAGTGAACTGATAACTAGAGATGGAACAACTAATTTAATAAATAGTACTTCAACAATTACAAACAGTTCAGCTAGTTTAACAGAAATTCAAGGACAATTACCTACAGAATGGACAACAAATGAGTATACTGAATCAAATACATGGACAGCAGGTTCAGACTTGAATTACCCAACACTTGACCAATTCACTTTAGGTCCATGGACATCATATTCAATATATACTGATGAAGCTTTCCTCACTGAAAATTATACAGGTGGAAATGAAAGAGGATCTGGTGGAGGTGGAGGCGGAGATCCACATATTTTCCCACTTTTTGGTAAAACTTATGATCTTCCACATTCTGAAGAAACTTTTCTACTTCTTGATAACCAACAAGAAGACAATAATGATCGGTTAATAGTTAAAGGAAAATGTTGGTATGTACCAAGACATATATATGAAAATGATGTTGATAATTATGTAAAAGATGGTGTGTCTAAACTTGAATATATGGATTTTTATGAAAAAAAAATATTAACTTTCTTCAAATATTTGAAAGTTCAATATGGCGGCGAGGTATATATATTTGATATGGACTCATTAAAGATAAAGGAGTATACAAACTATGTTGATTTAAAAAATGGTACTCTTCCAACAAAAAAAAGGTGCAAAAAGTGTGACTCAATAACGATAACAAAACCTATGAAAAGGTATCAACTCCTTTTTTCTAAAAATGTGACACGAGAATCTAAATTTAAACATTCTCAAAATGCAATGGCAAGAGAAATAATAATCAAAACGAAAAATAATAAAGTTGTTCTACTTCTTATTTCAGATCCACAAATAGTAGATTTGAGAAACTCAATTGAACTGATAATATCATCTAACGCTAAGAGTTTTAGTGGAGCTTTAATAAGGGAAGAAATAAAAATAGTTGATTTTTAATTAACTATCGTTACAATTCAAAATTTTTACATCAAAAAAAAAATTGATGCAAAAAATACAGGATATTCGAAAGACTATGTTGAACAGGAACACACACAGCAATCCTATACACATTTTTTATTTTAATAAAAAATATTCCTGCTCGGATAGAGCATGTGTTCCGTTCATAAAAACTAACGTTGTGCCTTTGGTTTGTAATTATTCTTTCTAAACAAGCTTCTGCACACTCTTGGTCTTCCATTAGTTCTTGCTAATACTGGGAAATTGTACTCATCCATAAATATTCTGTCCATGCACGTCGTACACACGTTCCCCTCTTTGTCACTTATCTGATATGGATAGGATGTGCAATCGAATTGGAGAGTACACATTGGACATCTTAGATATGGTGGTGTGACTCCATCTGTTGTGAAGTTCTGGAAATTGAGGTTCTTGTTTCTGTAATTGAAGTTCACAGACGATTTATCCGCACCTATCTTATATTCTATGAGGTTCTTATTCTGAGTGTAAGGACCTTTGTTGAAACCTCCAACATGTTCTATTTCGTAGTTTTCGAACTTTTCTTTTCCATCTTGTCCTGTTATCTTTCTGTCCATATAGTCACAGTAAACAACCGCGATGAAAACAACTATAATGAGAATATAAATTAAATCCATTCTATATACTATACACAAACATTTTTTTGATTTAGAAAATACAGAGCATATTAGGTTCTGGTCCTTCATCACAAGAGAGTTGTTCGAACTTCTGTCCTGCTACAAAATCGTATTGAGGAACATTTATAAAGTGATTAGTTCCATATGTTCCTTCCAATACTTGACATTTAGCCAATTGCCAATCGTTCTCCTGATATCCCTTCTGATTTAAATTCACAACGTCTCTATCCCATATACCATCATACAACAGTTTTGGAATTGGGAAGGTGTACTTATTTGTTTTGTCTAATGGATCTTTGTGTGTAGAATCTCCACCAGTGAAAACTATTGGATTGTTCTTATTAGATGGAATACTAACAGTTGCAGGGCTTGTTAATATTTTTACAACAGGTACTTTTCTTTTAGCTTCTGGTGTGTCTATGCTTTTAAATTGGTAACCGGCATCATCAATACGTGGTTCAACTCGGTCTATATCAATTCTTCTATCATAAACTTTTGAGCCAACGTAATTGGCAAAATTTTCCTTCTTATTGTTATCATCATCTGACTCAATAACGAGTGTCTCTAGAACACTGAAAAATTTGTATAGAATAAATGATAATACAATAACTATTACGGCTATTATGTAGATCAACATATAATATACATTATATTTGTTTTTTTTGACAATACTTTTTTCTAAAAAGTGTAATATTTGTTTTTTTTTTTTGACAATACTTTTTTCTAAAAAAGTATATATGAATCATAATATAAACTTGAAACCTTTAGATGATACGTTAAAAGAGTATTTCGAACTAATGAAGAAGAATCTCCTCCCAAAAAACAGTAAGTACAAACATATCGTTGCCACTATTCACATAATTCATATTGTAGGAGTGTCCCTATTCGTCATTTTCGGAATTCTTTTGCCACCAAGATTGCAAATATATGTTGTTGCAACCTATGTTCTACTATTGTTATCATGGATAGTGTTTGGAAAGTGTGTATTGATAATTCTAACAAATTGGATAGGTGATACAGATTACGATTTCTTCTTCCCATTCAATCAACAAACACTCTACGTTATTGTCATTTTATTGTGCCTAATATCACTTGTTTTCTATTTAGTTCCTAGTGTGTCTATATTCAATATCTTGATGTGTCTAGACAAACTCTTTTCATAAACAATAATAAAAATTGAAAATTAAGATATAAAGAGTGAACGAGTTATATCTATAGAATAGTATATGGGAGTTCCCGGATTATTTAGAAGAATTGTAAAGAATAAGAAAACACACTCACCTGATTTCAAAAAAGCTATAAATTACTTTCTCATTGACTTTAATGGAACTGTTTACAGAGCATTACCAAGACTGTTGGCAGAAATGAAATTGAATAAGCTTTCATACAATAAGAAGAACATTGTCAAATTCGAAAAAGACCTTATTAATATGGTTATAGAGTACACAAGAAACATTATTTGTAATGTTGTTAAGCCAACTGCACTTGTTTATATTGCAGCAGATGGTCCAGCACCAAGAGCAAAGATGGTACAACAGAGATCTCGACGATACAAGGGTATCAAGGAGAAGATGTATGTTGATTCTATTAAGCATGAACACGATGTTGACATTCTTGAGTCTTGGAATGCATCTTCGAACATGGCACCAGGTACAGAGTTTATGTACAATCTCACACAGGCTATGAAGAAAGCCATTGAGAAGGGTGTTTTTTCGAAGGGGTCTAAGAGAGATGTCATATTCAGTAGTGGTCAAGTTCCTGGTGAGGGTGAACATAAGTTCATGCCATACATTAGGAGAATGGTTAAGAGTAAAACGTTGAAGAATAAGACTGTTTGTATCTATAGTGGAGATGGTGATCTAATTCCTTTGACAGTTGTTACAGGAAAGAACAACATTTTCATTATGATGGAGTCTGACAGAATCGAAAAGAAGGATAACCCTGAGTATGAGGGTAGAGATTGGGTCATCACAGATGTTGACGAGGTCAAGAAGGGATTACACAGAACTCTTTCGAAGGGTTTGAAGAACAATCATGGAATTGAACTTGAGAGATTTGTAACAGATTATGCGTTCTTACTGTCACTTGGTGGTAACGATTTCATTCATGGTTTGCCATTCACTGTAGTGAAGAATCAGGGTATTGATGATTATGTTCTACCTTTCTATAGAGAGGTTTATGATGAACTTGGTAAATACCTTATCACTGTAAAAGGATCGAAGGTTGAGATTAACATGGAGTTCTTGAAGCGTATTTTCCAAGAGTTGGCGAGTATTGAGGAGGATTTCATGAATAATTATCAAGTGACTCGTATTGATCGTTATATGGAAGGTTTCATCAACTCTGGAACGATTAAGAAGGAGTATGGAATGACACCTTATGATAAGGCAATGAGTAGGTTTCAACACATGGAGATTCAATCATCACATCACATGTTGCATGATATGTATGCTGCTGATTTCAGAAAGATCGATTACACAAAAGATCCAGAAGATTGGAAACCTGAATATTACAAGTTCTATATGGGA